CTACTGTCTGTCGCCTTGGTCATGTCATGAGTGAGGCATTTTATAACCGGCTGGCATTAACCGCGCAGCGGCTGCTGACAAACTACGGCAGCGCTATCAGCATAAAGCGGGTAACCGGCGATACGTTTGACCCGGTAACAGGCGCTACCACATCAGGCACAACAACCACCTATACGCCTAAGGGCATATTTCAGCGCATACCTGACGCACTGATTGACGGGACGCGCATTAAAAGCTCAGACCGGATGCTTGTTGTCGATAGCACTTACGCGGGCATGATCTCGGATAAAGTTGTTGTTGATTCGCAAGACTGGACGATAACTGAGCTGCGAGAGGTTAAGCCAAACGCAAGCAATAACGTGGTCACATTCTTAACGCTGAGGCGCTAATGGCAACGATATCAATTGGTGAGTGGGCCAAAAAGTCACGCCTATCACTTGACGAGGCTGCGCGCGGCATCAAGATCAGCCTTTTTAGCGGCGTTATCCGTGACACGCGAGTTGACACCGGCAGGCTTCGGGGCAACTGGCAAACCACGACAGGATCGGGCGCAACGGGCATCATTGATCGAATGGACACATCAGGCTCGGCGGCAACAACCGAGGTGCAAGCCACCGTCGGCGCTGACACCGTTGATTACATCACAAACAACTTGCCTTATGCGCGTATCTGGAATGAGCGGGACGCAATCATAGACAAGAATCTGGCGCGCTTGCAGCAGAATGTCAGGACAGAGGTGGCGAAGGCTAAAAAATGACTATCAAAATAGATCAAGCCTTCATCAGCCACTTCATCGCACAGGATTTCGGACTGCCCATTGCCCACGAAAACATTGATTACACACCAAGCGCTGGCACGGCTTACGCGCAGCTAATCAACGCGCAGAACGAAGATGCACCCATGTCGCTTGCCGACTCAAACGAGGGCACAGGGGTATTCAGGGTGATACTGCGATACCCGACAAACGTGGGCGCAGTCGCAGCAAAACAAAAAGCAGATCAGATCATGGCGCAATTCAAAATTGCCCAGCGTATAGCGTATGACGGTCAATCTGCAACGATACTCAGGCACGGCAGGGAGACGGGCGTAGCTGAGGATGGATGGTACAAACTTGTAATTACGTTTCAATACTGGGCCTATGTTGCCCGCTGATGATAAGAGGATAGGATTATGACAGAAGTAGTGAGCATTCAGGCGGGAACAACTGTTGGTATCTCAGCTAGTTTACCCGCAACATTTGACAGCACAGGTTATGCGGCGCTGACATTCAGCGTGCTGGGCGAGGTGGTTGATTACTCGGCAGGTGGCAAGCAGTATTCGACCACGGAACGGGTGCCATTGGCGGGCGATACAACCAAATATCTGAAAGCGATCAAATCATACGCACAAGAGACATTCACCATGTCGCGCGTTGATGATGATGCGGGCCAGATTATCGCGCTTGCCGGTGTTGATGCCAAGACGGATTACTCCATCGAGATCAACAATCCTGACGGCACCGTTGACTACTACACCGGCATTGTACTGAGCTATAACGATACTCGCGGTGACGCATCTGCAATTATCAACAAGGCGATGGTTGTGCAGCCGACAAGCGACACCGTAACCGTTGCGCCAGTGTAAGGGAGTAAACCGTGGATTTATCAAGTCTCGATCTTGAGAAATTAGCCTCAGAAGGTGTGCGGGTTGAGTTAAATCATCCCGGCACCGGAGAGGTGTTAAAAGACAGCAAAGGCGCGCCCCTGTATATCGTTTGCATGGGCCGCGACTCTTCCAAGTGGAAAGCCACGGCCAAGCGACTACGCGCAAAGGATGCCGACAAAAGTACAACAATGGACGCGGTGGACGATCTTCTGATCTCTATCATGTCCGAGTGTACTGTTGACTGGTCTGCCGAGATGGAACTGGAAGGCAAGAAACTTGCTTGCAGCAAGGAAAATGCGGCCAAAGTATACAAGCAATTCGGCTGGATCTCTGAGCAGGTGCTTATAAAAGTAACCGACAGGGCCGCGTATTTTTTGGATCACAGCGCCAGTTAATCCTGTACGTCCGGCAACTGGCGTGGCTATGGACACGCGGCAAAGATCGAAACACGCCACGATGCAAGGCAGGTGAGGAAGAAAAGCACCTGCCCGACATTGGCGGTTTCGCATATCTGATCGAGGAAATGTTCGAGTGCGGGCCGGATGCAATATCCTGGCAATCACTTAACGCCTACACGCAACTGTCAGGGGTCGAGTTTGACCATTGGGAGGCATCAACCCTAGTTAAAATGTCCAGAGCCTATGACGGCGCTGTGAGGCAGTTTGACGGGGCAGACGCTGAACGCCCCTACACGACAGAAGAAGTTAAGCAGGCAGCAATAACGCGTATGCAGCAAAACATCAGGGGCCGGAGGATTAAAAATGGTTGATATTGCCAAGGTGCAGATAGAGGCCGACAGCCGTAGTGTACGCACAGCATCCGGCGACCTGAATAAGCTGGACAAATCCGGTCGTACTGCCGAGGCCGGTATGCGCGTGCTGCGCTCTGCCATGATTGCGCTGGGCGGCGCATTGTCTGTGCGCGAAGTTGTGCGCTACGCTGATAGCTGGCAGAACCTGTCAAACCAATTGCGCGTTGTGCAAAAAGAAGGTGAGTCTTTATCCAACACGCAGAAATCACTGATCAACGTCTCCAACGATACCCGATCAAGTTTTGACGCAACCGCAACCCTGTACGCAAGGCTTTCTCGCGCATCTGGATCGCTTGGTCTTAATCAGCAAGAGCTGATTGGCATCACCAGAACAATCAACCAGGCTTTTGCTGTCTCAGGCGCTACGGCGCAGGAGGCGGGCAACGCTATTATCCAGTTGTCGCAAGGTCTGGCCGCTGGCGCACTTCGCGGCGAGGAATTTAACTCGGTTTCAGAGCAAGCGCCGATCCTGATGGACGCGCTGGGCGCATCGCTCAACATGACCAAGGGAGAGCTGCGCTCATTCGCCGCCGAGGGCGGTATCACGGCAGAGATTGTAATAAGCTCGTTGACCGATGCCGCCGATGGCATTGACGCATCATTTAACAAGATGACGGCCACGTTCGGCCAGAACATGACCGTGGCCCAAAACAACCTGCTTGAGTTTATCGGTTCCGCTGAAAGTGTCAGCAGGGTCACAGGGCTGGCAGGGTCTGCGCTCGTTGGCGCGTCTAACAACCTGGATCACATTGCAGAGGCGGCAGGGCTTGCGGCGGTTATATTCGCTGCCCGGCTTGCGCCAAGCATTGCGGCGTCTACACTTAGCATGGGAGCAGCCGCTACCGCAGCAGGCGTACTCAGAGGCGCACTTGCGCTGATCGGCGGGCCTATGGGCGCACTGGTTATTACCGGCGCTGCGCTATGGAAAATGTGGGAGCGAAACGAGGAAGCGCTAGGAACATTTACATCCGAGATTGAGCGGTCACGCAGGTCCATAGCACAAGCCGAGGCGTCAGGCGCATCGCTTGAGGATCAGATTAAGACAGTCGAAACGGCTTTGCGTCGAACAGGTGCAGAGCTTGCCAATACTAACTTTCTTTTTGGCGAAAACTCCAAAGAGTCCAGGGCGCTAACTCAGGAGATGGCAGGCCAGCGCGGCAGGCTGACAACCCTTAATGCGGAGCAGGATCGCCACAACGAATTGGTGTCAAAGGGCACTGAGGGCATGGCGCTGTTTGTCGGGCCGATACAGCAGGTCACACAGGCAACGCAAAGCCTAAACGATGCCGTGCAAGAAAGAATACGCGAGCTTGAGGGCGAGCGCGAGGCGCTAGGTTTAACCGAGCGCGAATTATTTATCCACAATAAGACCGTGCTGGCCGGAGTGCAGGCAAAATCCACCGAGGCCGCAGCAATCCGTGTATCAGCGGGCGCGCTTTATGACGAGCGCCAGCAGATAGAGCAGAACAAAGAAAGCCAGAAGATACTAACCGAGGCGATAGAGGGCACAAGCGAAGCAATCAGGGAAATGGTTGCGGCCACTAACCGTCAGGAAATAGGCACGGCTCTTGCTGCGAGAGAGCTGTTTGTGTATGACGAGGTGATGAAAGAGGTTAACCGGGCAACGCTAGCAAACACAGTGCTAACCGGCGATCAGGTTACAGCAATCGCCAGCGCAGCCCAGGCATACTATGACGCAACAGAGGGTGCCAAGTTTTGGGAGGCAGCAGCCAAGACCGGCGCAGCTAACCGGTCAAGGGCCGAGAAAGAGTCGGCGCAGGCTACCCAGCGCGCGTATGAGTCCACCAGAGACTACCTAGCTGGCACGTTTGTTGACATAGCCATGAACGGCGAAGGTGCCTTTGAGAAGATCAAGCAGGCCGCAATTTCAACGGTTGCTCGCATCATTTCGGAGTGGGCGGCAGTTCAGGCTCTTGGGTTCTTTGGCATCACTGGATCTGGCGGCGGCGGTGGATCTG